AGGACTAACAGGTGCAACAGGTTTAACTGGTGCTACTGGAACAGCTGGAACAAATGGTGCAACAGGTACTGCAGGTACTAATGGTGCAACAGGTGCAGCTGGTAGTAACGGTACTAATGGAGCTACAGGACTAACAGGTGCTACTGGTACTGCTGGTTCTAACGGAGCTACTGGAGCAGCTGGTTCTAATGGAACAAATGGTGCAACAGGTACTGCAGGTACTAATGGTGCAACAGGAGCAGCAGGCTCTAATGGTACTAATGGAGCTACTGGACTAACAGGAGCAACTGGTGCAGCAGGTAGTAATGGAACAAATGGTGCTACTGGTGCAGCTGGTTCTAATGGAACAAATGGTGCAACTGGTTTAACTGGGGCAACAGGAGCAGCAGGTAGTAATGGAACAAATGGAGCTACTGGAGCAGCAGGAAGTAATGGAACAAATGGAGCTACTGGAGCAGCAGGAAGTAATGGTGCTACTGGTGCAGCTGGTAGTAATGGAACAAACGGTGCTACTGGTGCAGCTGGTAGTAATGGTGCAGTTGGTGCTACTGGAGCAGCTGGTTCTAATGGAACAAATGGAGCAACAGGTTTAACTGGTGCAACTGGAACAGCTGGAATAAATGGAGCAACAGGACCAGTAGCAGGATCAGCAAATCAGGTAGTATACAAAGACGGTTCAAATAACCCAGCAGGATCAGCCAACTTAACATTTAATGGAACTACACTAACAGCAGCAGCATTTAGTGGACCATTAACAGGTAATGCATCTACTGCAACAACCTTAGCAACATCAAGAACATTATGGGGACAAAGTTTTAATGGTGGAGGAAACGTAACAGGAGCACTAACTTCTGTAGGAAATATAACAGGTACAGCAGATATAAACTTAGCTTCACATAATGACAGATTAACATTAACAGCAGGAGGTGCTAATAAAATATCATTTGTTACAAACGGATCAGAAAGATGGTTAATAGACTCGAGTGGTAGATTAGAAGCATCAGCAGCTACTACAATAAGAACATCAACAGGTAACTTAACTATTACAACAGGAGGAGGAAATGGAAAAATTTTACTAACCCCTCATGGATCAGGTTATGTAGAAATAACTAACGGTATTTTTTATAATAGTACACTAAGTACTGCTAATGTAAGTGGAGAGATAGTATACTGGGGAGGAGGAACAGTAGCAGCAGGAAACCTATACTACTATGATTCATCAGGAAACTGGACAGCAGCAGACGCAGATACACCCAATCAATCGAACGGATTATTAGGAATAGCACTTGCAGCCGGAACCGCTTCAACAGTAGGAATGCTATTAAGAGGAAATGCCAGATTTACAGGTGTTACAAGTTTTACAGGCACAACAACAATAGGAGCAATTTTATATGTTTCAACAACAGCAGGAGAATTTTCACAAACACCACCAACAGGAACAGGTAAAATAATAAGAATTATAGGATATGTACAAAGTGCAACAAACGATCAAATTTATTTCTGTCCAGACAACACATTTATTGAATTAATATAATATGACATATTTAGATAAGACATTAACATTTGTAGAAGGTAAAATATCCTATCCAGACGCTACCTCACATACAGGAGAGAGAGCGGTTATGATGGATTGGGAAGCCCCTATAATGGCTGCTCATGCTCAATACGTGGCAGAGAATAAAGGACGTATTTTAGAAATAGGGTTTGGATTAGGCATATCAGCTGGATATATACAATCATACAATCCTCAATCTCATACAATAGTTGAAATACATCCAGATATTATAACAAAAGCTAAAAACTGGGCAGTAGGAAAACAAGGTGTAAACATTATTGAAGGAGATTGGTTTGAGGTAAGAGAAGCTATTAGAGTAAACGGACCATACGATGGGATATTTTATGATACATACGGAGATAAAAATCTAAAATATTTAATAGATTTTTGCACAGAAATAATAGCTCCAGGAGGTAGATTTACATTATGGAACTCACTACCGTACCCACTTGGCAGAGAACAGCAAAAAATGCCAAATGCAACAACAACCTATAGTGTTCTAGATTTAAAACAAGTCAATATACCGGATAATGACTATTTTAACTCTGACGTTTATTATTTACCAAAAATACAGTTTTAATGCCAACAATAGATTCAACAACAACCCAAGGAGGATACCTACAAAACCAACTAAGCACTTCTACAACACTTTGGTCAGATATTGTAGATGGTACTGTAACTACAGCAACTTTTATAGCGGGAGATCCAACATATATATATACTCAAGCTGGCGTTATCGGAAGCCGAACCACAGACTGGCTAAACTCTAGAGCATCTCTAGTATTTGATACATCAGGAATTACAGGAACAGTTATAGCCCTTACATTTAACATATACATACAAAGTTACTTTAATACTTACTACAACCCAGGAGCATATGTAGAAATAGTATCTGACCCTACCCTTAGTAATATTTTAGCCTCCTCAGACTGGGTACCCGGTATTACAGGTTTAGCAGCTAGCTCCCCTCTTGCTCCTGGAGGATCTGGATTTTGGTTAGGCACAGGATTAAATTCTACTGCATTTAGTTATGCAGAAACTTATAATGAAATGACACTACGACTAAGAGACGCATACTACGACTACGAGTATTCTACAAACGTTACCGACCCAACTGATGATGGCTATATAGGATATAGATTCAACTACTCTGGTTTCATACCGTACTTAGATTACCAAGTAGCTACAGCATTTGGGCAAACAATAAACGGAACAATTATTGCTAATGTAGGTAAGATAGATGGAAAATCAAAAAATGCTATAGTTAGAGTATTAGGAGTATAGTAAATAAAAAACAATAAAAATGGAAAACAAAAAACTTTCACAACAGGAGTTACAACAAATTGAAACGGTAAAACAAAAAAGCCAAGCAGTTGTACAAGAATTAGGGCAAATTGAATTATTAAGATTAGACTTAAAAAGTAGGAAAGATGATGCACTTGCTTTCTTAGAACAATTAAGACAAGAAGAAAAAGAGTTAGCTCAAGCATTAGAAGCTACTTATGGCAAAGGTATGATTGATCTTGAAAAAGAAGAATTTATTCCTTATGTAGAACAAGCAGAAGTAGTAGAGTAGCTATTGTAAAAAGTGTAAAAAATATAAGGAGGGTTTCGACTCTCCTTTCCTATTTATTATAGAATATAGAACCTAGCACTATAGGATGGTTTACCAAAACCAAGTGATATTTATAATAAATTAAAAACAAATTAACAAAACATGGCAGAATCAATTATCTCTCCAGGAGTATATGCAAGAGAAAACGACATCTCTTATATCACACCAGCACCAATTCAGGCAGGAGCAGCATTTGTTGGACCAACAGCTAAAGGGCCGGATAACCAGCCTCTTATTGTTACATCATATAGTGACTACGTAAGAAAGTTTGGTGAAACCTTTTTATCAGGTTCTACTTCTTATGAATTTCTAACTTCTGTAGCAGTTAAAAACTATTTTCAAAATGGTGGTCAAACAGCATTAGTAACAAGAGTCGTATCAGGATCTTACACAGGAGCAGATTCAACTAACCTATTTACAGGATTAAATAAAGCAACAGGTTCAGGAACATTAGCTGCAATTGTAGATGGTCAACAATTTCAAATAGCCTATGCAGGTAGCACGTACAGTTTTACTGCTACAGGATCAGTACCAGCAGATTCGCCTAATAGTGGAGTATTCTACTTTGCAACTGGATCAACATTAGCAGTATCAATTACAAACTTTGTTAATGAAATAAACGCATATCCAACATTCCTACCAGTTTCAGCATCAGGTACTGCAACAGCGTTAAACTTATCAGCATCATTAGAAGGAACACCTTATAACGGGTTAACTTTCTTAACTGGATCTGCAGCAGGTGGACCAGCAAACTTTACACTAATAACTTTAGGGGGTGGTACAGATCAAGCACCATTCACTCTAAAAACATTAGGAGAAGGTGTTATTTACAACAACTCAACTTCAGCAACATCTGCAGGAGTGCAAAACGCAGACGGATCATTAGTGTCAGGTTCAGCAGACAACTTAAGATGGGAAATTCAAAATACTAATACTGCATTAGGAACTTTTACAATAAGCATAAGACAAGGAGACGATAATACAAATAATAAAACAATCCTAGAAACATTTACTGTAAATCTTGATCCAAACTCAGATAACTACGTCGAAAGAGTAATTGGTAACCAATACGTAACAGTAGGTACAGATTCTTCAACAGGAACTTCGTATACTTACTTAAACGGAACATTCCCTAACAGATCAAACTATGTTAGAGTATCTTCAGTAGCATTATCAACTCCAAACTACGTAGGTAATGACGGAGTAACAGTTAATAGAGATGCATCAGGAACTTTATTTTCAACATACCTACCAAGAATAGCATCAGGAGCATTCTACAATGCAACCGGAGCACCTAAATCAGGAGCTAGTTATTTTGGAGCAATTGGAACTACATCAGGAGAATCACAAGGATTAGTACCTGCAAGCTACGCAACTGCATTGTCATTATTGTCAAACAAGGATGACTACCAGTTCAACATAGTATCTACACCAGGACTACTTAACAATGCAGGATTTACCTCTACAATAGGATCTTTTATTGCATTAGCAGAAGACAGAGGGGATTGTATTGCAGTAGTAGATTTAGTAAAAACAGGATCTATTGTAAGTGATTTAACAAGTCAAGCAGCAACAATTAACTCATCATACGCAGCAACATACTGGCCTTGGTTACAAATCCAATCAGCTACAGGTAGAAACGAATATGTTCCAGCAGGAACAGTAATCCCAGGAGTATACGCATTCACAGATGCAGCTTCAGCACCATGGTTTGCACCAGCAGGACTTGTAAGAGGTGGAATTGGAGGAGTAATTCAAGCAGAAAGAAAATTAACTAAAGGTGATAGAGATGCTCTTTATGCAGCAAAAGTTAATCCAATCGCTTCATTCCCAGGATCAGGTATATCAGTATTCGGACAAAAAACTCTTCAAACTAAAGCATCAGCGTTGGACAGAGTAAACGTAAGAAGATTGTTAATTGAACTTAAGAAATTTATTGGTGACCAAGCTCGTAATTTAGTATTCGAACAGAATACCATCTCAACTAGAAACAAGTTCTTAGCAACGGTAAATCCTTACTTAGAATCAGTAGTACAACGTCAAGGTTTATATGCATATAGAGTTGTAATGGACGATACTAACAACACAGCGGATGTTGTAGATAGAAATCAATTAATAGGACAGATATTTATTCAACCAGCTAAAACAATTGAATTCGTAGTATTAGACTTTACAATTGAACCAACTGGAGCAACTTTTGGATAATTTAGAAACAAAGATATTTATAATAAAGTAAATAAAATAAAATGGCAGTATTAGATCCAAACGAAATAATGTTCAGAGCCTTCGAACCAATGGTTCAGCACAGGTTCGTAATGTACATAGACAATATCCCAGCATTCATGGTTAAGAAGGTAAAAGCTCCTAACTTTGAAGACAGTATGATTAAACTTGATCATATCAACTCTTATAGAAAAATTAGAGGAAAGAGAGAGTGGAAAGCACTGGATATGACTTTGTATTCACCAATCACACCTTCAGGGGCTCAAGCAGTAATGGAATGGGCTCGTTTAGGATACGAATCAGTAACAGGTAGAGCAGGTTATTCAGATTTCTATAAAAAAGATATAACTTTAAACATTCTAGGTCCTGTAGGAGATATCGTAGGGGAGTGGATTATTAAAGGAGCATTCTTAACAAAAGGAGATTTTGGAGACTTTGACTGGACTTCTGGAGACGGACTTGTAGAAATTGCAATTACAGTTGAAATGGATTATTGTGTATTAAATTACTAATAATATTAAAATAAAAATTAACAAGCCTGGCATTAGCTGGGCTTTGTTGTTTTAAAAAAGTTTTATGTGTATATTTATATATAGAAAAAGTTACTAACAAATAAAATTTATGGAACAAAAGCAAAAATTTCCTACCGAAATGGTAGAATTACCTTCAAAAGGATTACTATATCCAAAAGATTCTCCCCTAGCATCAGGTACAATTGAAATGAAGTACATGACAGCTCGTGAAGAGGATATTTTAACAAATCAAAACTATATCCAACAAGGAGTGGTTATTGATAAATTATTACAATCTCTTATCGTAACTCCAATTAATTATGGAGATATTTTAGTAGGAGATAAAAATGCCTTATTAGTTGCTTCTCGTATTTTAGGATATGGAAAAGATTATGAATTTGAATACAAAGGACAAAAAGAAGTAGTTGACTTATCAGAGCTTCAACCAAAACAAATCGATTACGAGATGTTTAAGTCAGGTAAAAACGAGTTTTCTTTTACTACACCTACAACTAAAACAAACCTAACTTTTAGCCTACTTACCCATGCTGATGAGCAGGCAGTAGAACAAGAAGTAAGAGGATTGAAAAAGCTTCATAAAGATGCTTCTCCTGAACTATCAACAAGACTTAAGAGAATGATTACATCAGTAGAAGGGGATGTAACACCATCAGCAATTAGAGGGTTTGTTGACAATTTCTTATTAGCAAGAGATTCAAGAGCATTTAGAGAGTACATCAAGGAAATACAACCAGACGTCGATTTAAGATTCTTCCCAGAAGACGGACCGGAAGGAGGGGTTGATATCCCAATTGGGATTAGCTTTCTTTGGCCTGACGCCGGAATATAGAGCTGCACTTTTTGCACAATTACATGACATAGTGTTTAATGGAAACGGAGGATATTCTTTTGAAACAGTATACGAACTTCCAATATGGTTAAGAAAATTTATACATAGAACATTAATTGAGCACTATGATAAACAAAACAAACAGCAACAGCAACAATCGGGAAATGGACCAACACTACAAAACGGTCAAATAAAAGCACCGGACTATAGCACAAAAGCTTCTAGATAATAGAAGCTTTAGCTATTTATAATAAACTATCTTTATAAAATGCCAAATACGAATCCACAACAACAGCAGAATTTACAACAGCAACAGCAGCTTAATGTTAGTATAGAAAACTACAGAGAGACGCTATCAAGTATTTCTGAAGAGCTAGGAAAGCAGAAAAGGCAAATAACAGCTGCTACAGGTGAGTACAGCAAATTGGATAGTATCGCAAGACAACTACAATCTACTGAAAAAGGAATAGCAGGTCTTACTTCGGACCAAATAAAAAAGCTACAAGAAAAGTACGAATACTCTATAAAAGAACTTTCAACTCAAGCTACTCAACTAGCAAGGAAAAAAGGCTTAGGAAAACTGGATGAGCAAAAAATTAAAGATGCACTGACATACGGCCTAATAGATGAAAAAGAGGCAGCACTACTATCAGCAAAGCTGGATAAGTTTAAAACAGAAAAGTCACTAAGAGACACACTAAACAACCAGTTAAAAGAAAGAGTAGAGTACGAGGAGAAAGTTAAAGATTTAACTGGTGCAACAGGTGCTGCTATAAAAGGACTCCATGACTCAATGGATAAGTTAGGCTTATCATCCTTAAACAATTTCCTACAAGTTGACAAAGCGAAAGAAGCTATGGAAGCTGAGGCAGATGCTATTGCTAGAGGAGAGAAGAGTGGTGGAGCACTTCAAGTTAAGATGGCAGGTATTTCAACACTTGCAAAAGGGTTTTATCAAAGTATGTTTTCTGCAGAAGTAGTAATAGGATTTATTGTAAAATCACTCGCAGCAGGTAGCCAGAACATGGCTGATTTCCAAAAACAAACTGGAATGAGCTACACGAGTGCCTACAAGACGAATATGGGGATGCAAGCACTTGCAGCAAAAACCAACGACGCCTTTATAACATCAGAAAAACTTAACAAAAGCTACTCAATGCTTACCGAGCAACTTGGAGTATCAGCAGAGGTTTTAGGAGGAGAAGCACTGATAAGTGCAACTAACCTTTCAGAGAGATTAGGAATGTCAGCCGAAGCAGCGAGTAGATTAACACAATATACCAGACTTCAAGGAGAAAATACAGAAGACATCTTAGGAAATGCAGTCGCTACAGTAGGAGCATTTAATAAGCAAAATAAAACAGCTATTAATTCCAAACAAGTAATGGATGATGTAGCCGGTGCTTCTAAGTCTATGTATCTTAATATGGGCAAAAACGTAGAGGCAATGGCAGCTACAGCTACAAAAGCAAGATCATTGGGGCTATCATTACAGAGCGTAGAAAAGATATCAGAAAGTTTACTTAATTTTGAAGACTCTATTGGAAAGGAAATGGAAGCAAACTTGCTTTTAGGAGGAGGAGTTAATCTTGCAAAAGCAAGGGAATATGCTTTAACAGGAGACACTGCTAAGCTAACTGATGAAATAGGTAAGCAAGAAAGCATCCGAAATGCATTTGCAACTAAGAACGTAATAGCACAGCAAGCAGCAGCAGACGCTTTAGGAATATCTAAAGAAGAATTAGCTGGAATGGCCATGCAGAACGACATAAACATATTATCAGCAGAGCAATTAAAGGATAAGTACGGAGAAACTAGCTACGAAGCTATGAAGAGTAGAAGTGCTTCCGAAAAGTTTGGAGATGCAATGGAAAAGGTAAAATCGACAATAGGAGGTATTATACAGATATTTAGCCCACTTTTAGATGGACTCACATTGGTACTAAACATACCCTTTATGCCTCAAGTATTAGGACTTCTTATTGTATCAAAAGTACTACTAAGTAACTTTAAAGGGATTAAGGATTCTATAGGTGGAGCATTCAAGGCCATGTCAGGACTTAAGGACAAGATAATGGGCAGTGCAACATCTGTTAAAGATAAAGTAAAAGACAATGTAGACTCTATTAAAGATAAAGTAATGGGTGGTACAAAACCAGATGTCTCTTCATCAGCAGCAGAAGATGCAAAAGATAAAGTAGGAGCTAAAAGCAAAGGAGGCTTTAAGCAAGCGATGCGAGATCTTGCAGGTGGATTAAAGGCTATGGGAGCAACAGGAGTAGGGAAAGGTATCTTCAACCTATTGGTAGCAGGACCTGCCTTGGTATTTGCAGTAGCATCTATTCCGTTCTTATTAGCAGTAGCAGCAATAGGTACAGCAGCCGGAGTAGGATTGCAAGGATTAGCTACAGGTTTAAAAGCATTAGGAAAAGCAGGTACAGGTGCATTATATGGAATAGGTCTTCTAGCCTTACTTGGAGTTGCAATGATTCCATTTGGAATTGCACTAGGACAAGCCGCACCAGCAATAGAGGCTTTTGGAACAGTAATCACAGCAGTGTTTGCAGGAATAGCAACAGTAATACCAGTTATAGTAGATGGCTTTGTTAGGTTAATTTCTGCAGTAACAAACGGTATTGGACCATTACTTTTATTAGGACCAGCTTTATTTGGAATTGCAGCAGGATTGGGAGCAATTGGATTTGCAGGAATAACATCAATACCTGGAATAATGGCCCTAACAGCTCTTTCAGTAATAGCACCTGCTTTGACAGGTTTAGCAAATGCAATGGGTCCTCAAAAAGAAAGCAAAAGTGTAGGAGAAGCAAAATCAAAGGCAGACGAAGGATCCTTAGCAGCGTTAGAAGCAAAGTTAACAGAACTTATAGCAGTAGTAAAAGAAGGAGGAGATGTGTACATGGATACAGTTAAGGTTGGTAAAGCATTACAACTTGGACGTACAAAACTATAAATTAGTACAAACAAACTATTTATAATAAATTAAAAACAATTAATATGGGACTATTAGATTTACTACCAACATCTAACTTAGGATTAGACGGAGCAACACCGGCACAGATACCGAGTGCTAATCCAACATCAACATTACATTTTCAATCATCTATTAATGATCAACCAAACATTGCTCAAAACCCTTCTACATTAGACTTAAATGGTGTTAAACCAGTTATCTCTCCAACAGGGCAGCAACTTCCATACCTAGATCATTTACCAGGTTAATAAAAAGTAAATGGCAAACGGATTAATAAATCTTCAAACGGATCTTACAAGTCTGAAGTATACCTCTATGCCTCTTGGAAGCGACAAACCTCTTATAACTAAGGATATAGGACAAGCACCAGGAAGCCAAGTAGGAGTAGAGATATCTCGTCGTATTGACGATACATCACGTATTGCCCAAATGCTTGTATCTAAACCAGGTATAAAGTACCTATTGCATGAGGCAGAGCTTCAACAAATAGGTGCTGCTGATAAAATTAGAAAAGCACGTAAAGGAGGTAAATCTGTAGCAGGAGCAGTTTTAGGACAGTTAGGAAATACAGTAGTTAGTACTTTAAAAATTGTAGGATCAACTATTGCACAAGTTCCTGTAAATGGAACTGGTACACACTTTCTAAAAGGATTTAGAACTGACACTTATTTACAACCATCAGGAGGAAATAATAGATCAGCCTTTGCTCAATTTTTTGGAGCAGGAGGAATTGAGGGAGCACCACTAGCACTTGAGGGCAAACCTATTACTGGAAAAGTTCAATCTAACTTTGGAGAAGCAAACGAAAAGACAGGTGACTTTCAAGTAGCAGCTGAAAGCCAATTAGATTATGATGAAAAAGTAAATTCTCTAATACCAGGCCAATCCGCATATACTAGTGCCGAGCAAGGTACTACAATTATCCAAGACAACCTAGGACAAGAAGGATGGAAGCCCTATACAAGTACAGGGGTAAAAGAAAATTTTGTAAGTAGAGATGCAAACAAAATTATCAGTCAAAGTATTTTTGCCGATAAAAAAATACAGAATAAAGGTAGATCACCTATAACAGGGCAAATTAGAAGTTCCCCTATAGAGCTGATATCCCCAATAGGAGGACCTCCTTTATTAATACCACAAAAAGAAACAACTGCTGCTGAAGGTAGTCTAGGAATATCAAATAAAAATGTAGCAGGGGATGTTTCTGAAACTCCTACAGATAGTTTAGGAAAGACTTACAGTAGCACAGATACGTATACTGGAAAAGATTCTGCTGAGACCATCAGAAGAGCCGCTAGTGGCCTAAGCATCTCCTTAGACTCAGGCTCAGAAAATATATACATACCTAATACCCGCCGTCAAGATAATACCTACGGAGATGCAATGGTAGGAGATATTCAAAATGACAGTGCAGGAAGATTAGAGGATGGAGTACCGTTAGGTGAAAGACTAATACCAAGAAAAATAACTCTAAAACAACTAAAAATAGGAGTTAATACAGGTTCTATAGAGGTAGTTGGAGAGTTTCCACCCACACCTACCATAGAGGATTTTAGATCAGGAAGTGGTTCACCAGTTGCGTACAATTATGGTTTAAATACAATAAACAAAGAAAGAAGAGTAGGATTAGGAAATCAAGGAAAAGCAGGGCTTACAAGCTACGTAGTAACAGATCCATTATCAATAGATAAGCTAAACCAACAGGATATTAGCAATAACCGAGTTGACGGTACAAAGCCAGACGACGTTAGAGATCTTTGTAAATTTTTCTTTGAAATAATAACACCTGACGGATCTAAATTTTTATACTTTAGAGCACTACTTGATAGTGTTGATGATAGTTATAATGCAACTTGGAATCCAACCAAATACGTAGGTCGAGCAGAGGAGTTTTATACTTATGGAGGATTTAGTAGAGATATAAATGTTAAGTTCAAAATAGCAGCAGCTACAAGAGAGGAAATGAAACCTCTGTATAGAAAGATGGTATACTTAGCATCTGCAACAGCTCCTACTTATGGAGGACAAGGTTTTATGAGAGGAACACTTGCTCGACTAACAGTTGGTTCATATTTTGATCAATTACCAGGAGTAATAACTTCTGTAAAATATAACTTGATAGAAGACATGCCTTGGGAGATAGCAATGCAACAACCAGAAGGAAACGAATCAGGAGTACAAGAATTACCAATGGGTCTGGAATGTACAGTAGCATTTAAAGTAATTCACGACTTTGCACCACAAACAGGATTATACCATTATTTTACAAGTAATGAAGAAGCTAAAACTTATTTTTAAAATAAGTACAATTTATAGGTGTAGTTTGAAATTAAAATAATTTAAAGTATATTATAAAGTACTTAGGCAAAAATACAACAAATGGCAAACAGATACAGGGACATAGCAAAATCAACAACTTCGGATGGAGTACAATATACCAATAATCCAATCTATCCTGAAATTGCTTTATCTGAAAACGATTTCTATGTAATAACTTCGGAAGGAGATCGGTATGACACTTTGGCCCAACAATTTTACGACGACTACACACTGTGGTGGATTATAGCTGCAGCTAATACCTCAGAGAGAGCATCCTTGGTTATTACACCAGGAGTTCAACTACGAATCCCTGCAGACAAGGATAGAATAATACAAGCATATAACCAGTTTAATACTAGTAGATAATGGCAGGAGGAATAGGAAGCCCAATTAGAGCTGAAGTTGCAACTCAAATGGAAAGGAGGCAAGCTGTAATATCTAAGACTCAACAAAGAACCGATAACGACTTATTATACCTTAACGGTAAAACAGGCTGGGTAAGACTATCATCAGGAATCAATACAATAACGCCAGCAGAAATAGCAAAGCTAAGAGCACAGAATGGTAGGTTTGATATAAAAGGTGATAGTACCGATGCAGGCTACAACATACTACAAGGTGGTGTACTACATCCAAACAGAGGGGTAAGAGCAGGTATAAACACATCAGGATTCTATGACGAATCTGCAGCATACAATAATAGAAAAGACACTACAGGTATAAGACCTATGCCAGGGATTACTTCTATGACTGTTAAAACAAAAAATGCTACCGGAACACTGAGAGAAGCTGAGGTAAAATTTACATGCTGGACGTTAGAGGATTTTGAGCTAATGGAAAAGCTATACCTACGACCAGGATTTTCAATGCTATTGGAGTGGGGACATTCTATGTATATAGATAATAATGGAACTCTTATAAAAAACATAGAGACAGTACCTAACGGATTTTTTGCAAATGGAATTAGTATGGCAGGTGTTCTAAAAAGTATCTCTAGCATTAGACAAAAGAGTAGCTACAACTATGAAGGAATGATTGGGTACTGTAAGAATTTCTCTTGGACCTATACACAAGCAGGAGCTTACGAATGTAGTGTTAGTATTACATCAACAGGAGAAATACTAGAATCATTTCAAGTACGGTTTGATCCACAACTTAGGATAGATCCTGCAGATTTTGAAGACGCAGAATCAGAAACAGGAAAAGAAGAGCGTAAAAGTGTTTTTCATTTCTTCATTTCAAAAATGGATGAAATAAAAGAAGCTACTTTTACTAAAGCAGCACTTACAGCAAAAACACCAAGCTTAGGAGCAAAACTACAAGACTTTACAGCATACTACTCAGCAGTGGAAATTGAAAGATGGGGTTGGGATAAAGATCAGCCAATGACTTGGATTCCTTTGAGAGTTGTCTTAGATGTATTTAACAATTGCATTAGTCTAGTAGACGGAACTAAAAGTGAAGGAGATCCAGATAGATCATATATACATTTTAACACAGATTATTCTAAATCATCCAAATTCTTATCAAGTGAAGAGCACTTCTCAGTAGACCCTACTGTTTGTGTAATTCAGAATAAAGATACAAACGGATATGGAGTTGTAACAGCAATTCACGACAGCATAGCAACTTTACCAGATAGCAGTACCTATGATGATGTGCTAAACATATTAGTAACAACAGCTTATTTAAAAAGTACATTAGACCTATCTTTAGACACTGCCGGAAAGGTAGACAAAAGTATGTCAGACATAATGCAAACTTTTCTAGATGGTATTAACTCTGCTTTAGGTGGAATTAACGATTTTGCAATGTTACATGATGATGAAGATGGAGCTGGTACTTGGTACATTGCAGATAGAAATAATACACCTGCAGATACGGTTGTAAAAATGCCTGTTTTTACTTTAGCAGGACTAGGAAGTGTATTTACAGACATAAGCATTAGTAGTAAAATTTCAAACGAAATAGGAAGCAATATAGCAATTGCAGCACAGGGAACAGCGCAGAATTATTCACAAAATGTAGAAAACATACTAAGATGGAATGAGGGAGTAATTGATAGAGTAAGAGTTACTAAAGACACTTCTAATACAGGCAAAGACGGAGTGCAAGCTGTAGAAGATGACAGAGCAAAACGAGAAGCAAAATGGATAGACACTTTAAAAACTTTCTTTGAGGACTTTAATGGAAGTGGCTATGACGAAGAGGATATGAAGACTGCTAAAACTATGCATGCTGAATGGACCCTAGAACACGTACTTAAAAAAGGTAGAACACAGAAAAAAGAACCACTTCCAGGAGCTGTACCAGTAGAGCTATCATTTAAGACAACTGGTATAGGTGGATTTAGACCCATGGAAGCTTTTAAGATATCAGCAGGAATACTTCCAAGTAAGTACAATGAAAAATTTTGTTATTTGGTAACAGGAGTGGAACACACTTTGGATACAAACAATGTATGGGAAACTAACATATCAACTCAATTTTTTCCAATACAAGCACCTACAGCAGCGGAAATTGAAAACGCAGGTAAAAAAGGAACTCCACCACCAGGATCTCCACCAAAAGGTGGCGACGGTGGCGGTGGCGGCGATGGCGCTGAAACAGGAGGAGTTGTATCGGGAGATGTAAGACCTATCTCTAAAATGAAGCCGTATACTCAAGAAGTGTTGAAAACACATAAAGGATTGGTATTAGTAAGAGAGGCTGCAACAGTAAGAAGAACTATTGGTTCGTTATACTACAACCAAAAACTTATTGCAGTTACAGTAGAAGATGCTATTAGGGCGAAGAAAGTAAAAAGAGAGACTGCAATACCTGATACACTGTCATTGAAAAAGGTTCCGTACAACCTGACTTTAGATACTACTGGAAACAAAAGTATTCAAAAAATTGCAGTTAACTTTAACGATGGAAAAGGAAAAGTAGCTCCTAGAGTAGGTACAGATAAATCAGCAGTTAATGTAGATGGACCAGGTAACTTAGATTTTGCAGGAATAAGAATCCATGCAGGAAAAAGTGAAGGTTGGTCAGAGGGATGTCTAATTGTTTCTTCCACTAGAAACAAAGACGGAACTATTGCATTAGATTATCCAAAAGCGACAGAAGTAGTAAGACTTATAAAAAGTAATAATTTAAAAACAATTTACGTTGTAAACGATTTTTAAAAATGGCAGATATTTTAGTAAAACAATTTACTTACAAAACTTCATCACAAGGAGAGACCTACTTTATAGAAATATTTGGAGATGGAACTTTTATTAGAAAAAATGGATACACTATTGTAGAACCAACTGAACAAGCCTTTTTAGATAACTTTAAAAAAAGCATAGATGAATCAGGAATAAGAGCTCCAGATGGAACTAACTACAAACTAGATCCATCAGCAAAAGAAGCTACAATAGCAGAGGTTAGAGAAGAGTGGTCAAAGTACAATAAGGACAAAGCAAGTAAGCTAGCTTTTGGAGAAGCAAAAAGCCCTGACATGAATTTTGCAAAAAATATAGCAAAAAATAATGCAATAGAGGAATTTGGTAAAAAACAAAATACACAAAACTATACGGTAAGAGGAGCTGTCATTACTCAAGAAAAACTATACAGTAACCCAGATAAGACATACTCCTCACTAATGGTAGTGGAAATAGATGCGTTTATTCCAGAAGCAGCAGTTGCTCAAGAAGACACAGGAGGAAACTCAGCAACACTAAATGATGAACAAGCAACCGTAATAACAGGTACCACCGAAACTGAACCAGATGTTGAATTTCCAGACTATTTTTCATCAGCAAGGAGTGTACGTGGACAGGCTGTAAAAAATGGAAAAACATACATTGCAGGAGGTTATCTCTTTTATGCAAACAGTACAGAAGTTATACAGAAGGAAATTTGGGGACGAATTTACGATGATATAGCAGAAAAGATTTTTAATGATGATGTAAACAGTGATGAAACCTTAGACGATAAGTACGAATCTGGATACGCAGTAAAGACTGTATCTTTTAAGTTTACAGCGGTACCTGCAGATCGTCCTAAGGAGCAGAAACCACCACCAGCACCGGTACCAGAACCTGCACCACCTACAGCAGTGAAGACAACTCCTATAGTATACCAACCCCTGGCCAGAGTATCCAAAGCTAAATCTACAAGAGGAGGAGAGTTTGTTGAAAAGGTATCCGGAAAGGACTATAAAGGTCAGTATATAGAAGCATACAAAAGTAAGTACTATGCAGGAAGTAGTTTGGATCAAAATGGAGTAGAACTAATACCAGCAGGAACAGAAGGTTTAGATATTATAACACCTGCGCTTGGTTTACTATTCTCATCAATGCAAGGCTTTTTTAATAAAAAAGCTAGTAGTGCTGATAGAGAAAAAGGAACTACTAAGAGGTATTTTATGCAAATGAAATTAGACAATAAGATTGTAGAACTAGATAAAAGTAACTTTCAACAAGCACAATCCTATTTTCCTACACAAACCTATGCACAAATAGATTGGATAATAAAAGGACCAGCAGAGGATAAGGTTATCAATGGATACCCTTTTGAAGGAGCAGAATCCAAGAATAAAAAAACAATACAATCACTAGAAAAACAAATACCAGGTATTCTAACTTTTATAAAAGACTATAAGTATTTAGTAGAAGATCCGATGACGTATCAAAAACCACAACTTACATCGCAAGTAGTTGTACAAAAAGATGCAAATACAGAGTTACAAAACGATCGAAAAGCACGTTTCGATACAAGAAAATAAAAAGACAACAACGCTTGCTTCGGTAAGCGTTTTTTTGTATATTATAAAAAAAGGTTATAAGATATGTTCTATATTGTAGAAACAGATGAGCAAATACAATTGCTTAAAAATTTAGGTAGGAAAGGAGGGTATGTTGAGGTCATTTCTTCAAATGACAATTATCATCCACTTCTTACATCTACAGTAGCAGTTTACTTACGACCTTTGGACTACCATGAGGGATTTATTATTCCAATAAATCATGATGAGGGACTTAATGTTTCAAAAGATCGTGTCTACGACATCTTAAAACAATACACAACACTTTATACTTTAGATAAGAAACAGTTGATGTATCACTTTGTACTACCTTCTGTTATAGATCTTTCTCTACTTTATTCAATGACTCATTACAATAGGTTGGAACTTGCAAGATCAAATTCAACTTGTAATTGGTATTATAATCGTTTCTACCAATTTAAACAAATAAATGCTATTATTCCAATATCAAAGTTGTTTGAAAAATGTGAGGATAATTATAATACGGTACATCGTATATTGCAATATGAAATACCAAATGGATTTGACTTTTACAACAAAACAGCAACGTCGGTTTTCTTTATGATTGAAAGAGCTGGTTTAAGAATAATTCACGAACAATTTTTACAACTTTTTAAACCAAATAATGAATCCTACAGTATCGAAGATAATATTGTTTATACATCGTATAATTTATATAACAATACATCTCGTCCAACAAATGCTTTTAATTCTATAAACTTCGCAGCAATACCAAAAGCTCCTGAGTTTAGAAAAACAATCATACCTCAGAATGATGTATTCGTAGAGATGGACTTTGATGGGTACCATTTGAGATTATTATGCGAACAAATAGGGTACCCACTCACAGATGAATCTGCACACGTCCAATTAGCAAGACTTTACTTTGGAAAGGATGAAATAGCTGAAGACGAGTACGCAAAAGCAAAACAAATTAACTTCCATGCAATCTATGGAAAGATTCCACCTGAGTATGCTTTTTTAGATGTATTTACTAAGATAGATGATTATATCAAAATGCTTTGGAAACAATTTAACGAAATAGGATACGTAGAGGATCCAATCTCAGGTAAAAGATTTACCAATGAACTAAAAGAAATGCATCCACAAAAGCTAATGAACTATATGATGCAGAGCTTGGAAACCTCAAGAAATATTCTTATATTAAAAGATGTGCTTATGTTTCTTCAAGATAAAAAAAGCAAACTAGCACTTTATACTTATGATGCTTTTGTATTTGATTTTGATAAGTCGGATGGCAAAGAGACATTAGAATCTTTAGAAAAAATAATGAACCAAGGAGGAAAGTATCCTATCAAGTTCAAATACAGTAACAATTTAGTTTTGTAAAACAAAAACATATTTATAAATGATACACAATGATGTAGCGCCAACAATGTTCGATTATGATATCGAATATAATTTCAATGCAGCCGACATGAGCAACAAGTTATTTTGTACCTTCTCTTCAGAACAACAACTAGACGGGATTTTAAGTACAATACAAACTAAATACAAGATCATTTATAACAAAATTTTCGTTCTCTATTCAAAGAGCCAAGATGAATATATCTGTACCTATAACGTAGAATTTGGAAATGTTTCTAATTTCTTAGAAAATACTATTCTAGTTCATAGAAAAAAAGAATCAAATACCCTTTATACAATCAATTCTTTAAATCGTCTAATTGAATCTCTAAATGGAGGAGTATTGGATACAAGTTTTAAAGTAGATTGGAATGACTACCAAAACTGTATCCTACTAACAAAAGGTGCAGAACTAAAAAGAGTCAACACAAAATTGTTTAGAATAATAGAATTATAGTTGGAATACTAAAATATTCTTTGTATATTATATAAATAAAAGTTTTAATTAAAAATTAGTTACACTATGGATTTAAACGCTATCAAGAATAAGCTAGCAGCTTTAAACAGCACCGGAAATCAAGACCGTGAAAAAGTTGACTTCGATAAGATTTATTGGAGACCAGCAAACGGAAAATCAACAATTCGTATCGTTCCTTCAGCATTTAACGCTGCAGACCCTTTTACAGAATTGAAACTACACTACAACATAGGTAAGTTTCCTATGATGTCATTGTCGAATTACGGCAAACAAGACCCAATCGAAGAATTTGTAAAAGAATTAAGAAAGACTTCTGATAAAGACAACTGGTCATTATCTGGAAAGTTATCTCCTAAGTCAAGATTCTTTGCTCCTGTTATTGTAAGAGGTGAAGAAGAAAAGGGAGTTCGTCTTTGGTCATTCGGTATTAACATCTACAAAGCATTATTAGCTTTAGCAGAGGATGAAGATATTGGAGACTTTACAGATGTAATGAGTGGATGGGATATGGTTGTTGAAACTACACCAGCAGCAGGACCAGGTCAATTCCCAGCTACGACAGTTCGTATCAAACCAAAGCAAACAGTATTGTCAGAAGATGACAGTAAAGTAAACTCTTGGTTAAAGGATCAACCTAATGCGTTAGAAGTACAAACTCAGTACGACTATGAGTTCATCAAAAAGAAATTACAAGAGTACTTGAATCCAGGAGAAGAAGTTGCAACACCACCAGCAACTCCAACAGAATCAATTGCACCTGCAACAGCAGCAGTTGAAACTGACTTGTCAGCAACTTTAGGAAATCATGCAACTGATTTTACTTTAGAAACTGCCGCAGCAGGAAACAAGAGCACAGTAAACAAATTTGATGATCTATTCAACTAAGAATGGCAAAAACAAAACCACAAACCGCTAGCGAAATAATCAAAGGCGGTTTTAGTTTGGACAACTTTAAAAAGAACAAAGGCTTTTCTAACACTTCAGTAAAGTTCAAGAGTCAAGATTGGATTAAAGTTTCGGATGCATTTACAGAAGTAACTTCTCTCAAAGGAATTCCTATGGGGCATATTACACTTCTAAGAGGGCATTCGGATACAGGAAAGACAACCCTACTACTAGAAGCAGCAGTCCAAGCACAGAAAAAACAAATTCTTCCAGTATTCATTATTACTGAGATGAAATGGTCATGGCCACATGCTCAAATGATGGGTCTTGAAGTTGAAGAAGTTGTTGATCCAGAAACAGGAGAAATAACTGACTATAAAGGATTCTTCTTATATGCAGATAGAGGAACTTTAAATACAATAGAAGATGTAGCAGTTTACATCTTAGACTTAATTGACGAACAAAAGAAAGGAAATCTTCCTTACGATTTATGCTTCTTCTGGGATTCAGTAGGATCTGTTCCATGTGACTTATCTGTTAGATCAAATAAGAACAACAACGAATGGAATGCTGGAGCAATGTCAACTCAATTTGGAAATAACGTAAATCAAAAGATTATGTTATCAAGAAAAGAAGCAAGCAAGTATACTAATACGTTAGTAGCAATTAATAAAGTTTGGACTGCAAAACCTGAACATCCAATGGGACAACCTCGTTTGGAAAATAAAGGAGGAAAAACAATGTGGTATGACTCAACTGTGATCATCACTTTTGGAAACATCACAAACTCAGGAACAAGTAAAATTAAAGCTGTTAACAAAGGTAAAGAATTTGAATTTGCCAAAAGAACCAAAGTTCAGATAGAGAAGAATCATATCGATGGTATCCAATCAAGAGGAGCAATCATTATGACTAGTCATGGATTTATTGCAGACGATAAGAAAGCAATTGATACATATAAAGATACTCATAAAGGATCTTGGGCTAACACTTTAGGATCTACAGACTTTACTGTAATGGTAGAGGCAGACGTAGAAGAGGATACAACTAACCTAGAAGCACTAGATGATTAATTATTTAGACATCCTAAATAAAATTGAACAAAAGCCAGATAGAAAACTAAACGACCATGTTTTAATTGTGGATAGCATGAATACCTTCATAAGGTCCTTTGCAATGTTACAATCTATGAATCCACAAGGCCACCACACAGGTGGTCTCGTTGGCTTCTTGAGGTCCTTAGGGTTCCTAACTAGAACAATTGATCCAACTAGAGTTATTTGTGTATTCGATGGACAGGCATCCTCATCAAGTAGGAAGAGCATCAATCCAGAATACAAAGCCACTAGGAACATTAAAAGGATTACCAATTGGGAATTGTTTGATGATAAAGAAGATGAGTTCGCTTCAATGACTATGCAAATGCATAGATTGGTTGAGTACTTACAATGCTTACCGGTTACTCTAATATCAATAGATAAAGTAGAGGCAGATGATACGATTTCATATTTAGCACAAAAGTTTGCAGCTAATAATAAAAAGGTAACAATTGTTTCTTCTGATAAAGATTTTCTACAGATAGTAGATGAAAACATTGAAGTTTATTCACCTATTAAGAAAAAAACATATCAAAAAAAAGATATACAACAAGAAATAGGACTGATTCCTGAGAATTATTTAATAATGAAGGCATTATTAGGTGACAACTCAGACAACCTTTCAGGGATAAAAGGATTGGGACCTAAAACATTATTGAAAGAGTTTCCACAGTTAATTAATAAACCTGGAGTAACACTAAAAGATATTTACGATATTTGTGAACAAAAGTTGCAAACTAAGAAAATATTCGCTAGTATTATATATGACTGGGACAAAGTAAAAACTAATTGGGAATTAATGAATTTATCCGAGCCAAGGTTGGGAGATTACGAAATTTTTCATATATTAGAAAAGATAAAAGAGCCAACTCCAAATTTACAAGCAGTTACTTTTTTAAGCATGTTAGAGTTAGATCAGATCGAAGCTCTAAACAAAAACGTTGAAGGATGGCTTGAAACATTCAGACCGCTTTCAACATATAAAAAATAAGTTATAATAAAATAAGTTACATGACATCACTAGCGAAATTATCTTCTTACGGAAAAGGATTCCAATTAAAAGTATTGGGAGCATTATTGACAGACAAAAAATTCCTACTCAACACAAGGGATTTATTACGACCAGATTATTTTGATTCAGATGCTCACAGATGGATTTTAGAAACTACAATCAAGTACTACGACAAGTACCATACTACAATTTCTTTAGAAGCATTAAAAATAGAATTACAAAAAGTAGAGAATGATATTCTGCAAGTAGCAGTTAAATCAGAATTGAGAAATTGTTACGAAGCAACTCAAGAAGATTTAGCATATGTAGTGGAAGAGTTTACAACGTTTGCTAAAAACCAAGAACTTAAAGCAGCATTACTAAGCTCAGCAGATCTTTTGAACCAAGGAGACTTTGATGGAATCAGAGGAGTGATTGAAAAGGCTATGAGAGCTGGTATGGATAAGAACATGGGTCACGAATACAACAAAGATGTTGAAAGTCGTTACAGAGAAAACTACAGACCTACTATTCCATCACCTTGGCCAATTCTTAATGAAACTATCGGAGGAGGATTTGGTCCTGGAGATTTAGCAATCATATTTGGTAATCCTGGAGGAGGAAAGTCTTGGACGATGGTTGCAATAGCAGCACATGCAGTACTATTAGGTTACAATGTAAATTACTATACATTAGAACTTGGAGAGGATTATGTAGGAAAAAGATTCGACTGCTACTTCACAGGTTACGGAATTGAAGAAGTGAACAAACACAGAGGTGAAGTTGAAAAGATTGTAGGTAAATTGAAAGGAAAACTTATTGTAAAAGAATATCCACCAAAAGGAGCCTCAGTAAGTACAATTAAAGGACATATCCAAAAATGTATGGATGTTGATCACAAACCTGATATGATTATTATTGATTACGTTGATTATTTGAAAGCACCTTCAAAATCTCGTTTCACAGAAAGAAAGGATGAAATCGATGACGTATTCATTGCAACAAAAGGATTGGCTAAGGAACTTCAAATACCTATCCTGACACCATCTCAAGTTAATAGAATGGGAGCAAAGGACTCAGTTATCGAAGGAGATAAAGCAGCAGGGTCGTATGACAAGATGATGGTTGCCGATGTATGTTTATCTTTATCAAGAATGAAAGAAGATAAGGTTTTAGGAACAGGACGTATCCACGTAATGAAAAATAGATACGGAATGGACGGTATGACTTGGGATGCTAAGGTCGATACAAACAATGGACATATTGAAATTCTAGGAAATATGTTACCAACTGAATCAGGTGATAGACCTAGAGGAAATTTTAAAGAAATCGCGAATAAGTTCTTTGAATTGGAGACTCAAGTTCCAATCTAAAATGCTATTTATTCTTACAGTCCTAATTTATAACAAATAATAAAAAAACCAATATGAGTTTAAAAGATGAACGCATAGTTTACAAGCCCTTTGAATACCCACAAGCACACGATTACTGGCTGAAAGCCCACCAAGCTCACTGGCTACATACAGAAGTTCCAATGTCACAAGACGTATCAGATTGGAATTCAAACCTAAAACCTCATGAAAAAAATGTTATAGGAGGAATCTTAAAAGGATTTGCACAAACAGAAACAGTTGTAAATGATTATTGGACGTCTTTAGTAACAAAATGGTTTAGAAAACCTGAAGTTATTATGATGGCAGTTACCTTTGGAGCGTTTGAAACTATCCATGCTGAAGCCTATGCTTTGTTAAATGAACAATTAGGATTGGATAACTTTGCAGAATTTTTAGAAGACGAATCAACTGCAGCTAAAATTCAGTCTCTAATGGATGTTAGAGATGGAAACAACGGAGAAACAGATTGGCATGAAGCAGCAAGATCACTAGCAATCTTCTCAGCATTTACTGAAGGAGTAAATCTATTCTCTTCTTTTGCAGTATTGTTATCATTTAAAATGAGAAACAAACTAAAAGGAGTAGGACAGATAGTTGAGTGGTCTGTAAGAGATGAATCACTTCACTCAGAGGCAGGTTGTTGGCTATTCAGACAGTTAATGGAAGAATACCCAGAACTAAAAACAGAAAGACTTATTAATGATATTAGAGAAGCAGCAACACTTGCTCTTCAACTAGAATTCAATTTTATCGATAAGATATTTGAAATGGGAGATTTAGAAAATTTATCTAAGGATGAATTAAAAAACTTTATCAAACACAGAGTAAATACTAAGATGGGAGATTTAGGATTGAAACCTTTAATACCTTCAGATCAAATCGATAAAGGAGCTTTGAAACAAATGTTATGGTTTGATGCTGTAGTAGCAGGAAAACAACACACAGACTTCTTTGCAAATAGAGTAACAAATTATGCCAAAGGGCATATGGATTGGGACAACGCATTTTAATTTAATTTTATGGGAGTAGATTACAGTACCTGGAAACCAGGTGTAGATTATCCAGACTGGATGAACGAAGTATCTTTGGCAACAATTTCAAATGGTTATTTATTACCTGATGAAAATCCAAAGAAAGCATACAGAAGAGTTGCTGATGCAGTAGCTAAAAGATTAGATCGTCCTGATCTAGCAAATAAGTTTTTTAAGTACATGTGGAAAGGTTGGTTAAATTTAGCTTCACCTGTACTATCAAATACTGGAACTGACAAAGGATTGCCAATCTCGTGTTTTGGTATAGATACTCCTGATTCGATCAGAGGTATAGGATTAACCAATGCAGAACTAATGAGACTTACCTCTTTAGGAGGAGGAGTAGGAATTGGACTTGGAAGAGTAAGAGGTAGAGGAGTAAAGATTGGAAATGGAGAAACAGGACAGTCAGAGGGAATTGTGCCTTGGGCTAAAATATTTGACTCAACTATCATTGCTACAAATCAAGGATCAGTTCGTAGAGGAGCAGCATCTGTAAATTTAGATATTAATCATATTGACATAAAAGAATTTCTACGTATTAGAAGACCTCAAGGAGATCCAAACCGTCAGTGTTTGAATTTACACCAATGTGTTTCTATTGACGATAAGTTTATGAAAAAATTAGAACACAGAGATCCACAAGCAATGGAACTATGGGTTGAGATTTTAAAGTCAAGAGTTGAAACAGGAGAGCCTTACCTTATGTTTAAGGATAATGTCAACAATGCTAACCCACCAGCATATATAAAAAACAACTTAGACGTAACAATGACAAACATCTGCTCAGAGATTGCTTTACATACTGATGAGGAGCATTCATTTGTTTGTTGTTTATCTTCTCTGAACTTAACAAGATACGACGAATGGAAAGATACTGATTTAGTTGAGACAGCAATTTATTTCTTAGATGGAGTACTAGAAGAATTCTTAATTAAAACAAACGGAAAAGAATCTATGATTAGATCTCACCGTTCTGCTAAAAAAGGAAGAGCATTAGGATTAGGAGTTTTAGGATGGCATTCATTCTTACAATCAAAAGGATTACCTTTTAACTCAATTGCATCTACTTCTTGGACAAATAGAATCTTCTCTCAAATTAAAACACAAGCAGAAGCAGCTTCAAGAAAATTAGCAGAGGAATACGGAGAACCAGTTTGGTGTAAAGGAACAGGAATGAGAAATACGCACTTAATTGCAATTGCTCCAACAGTTTCTAATTCAACAATCTCAGGAGGAGTATCAGCAGGTATTGAACCAATTCCAGCTAACGTTTATACTTTCAATTCATCTAAAGGAACTTTCATTAGAAAGAACCCAGTATTAGAAAAGTATTTAGAAGATAAAGGACATAATACAGAAGAGGTATGGCAACAGATTTTAAAAGACAGAGGATCAATTGCAAATCTACCAGAAGATATTATGCCGTTTGACGATAAAGAAATATTCTTAACATTTGCAGAAATAAACCAATTGGCTTTAGTTGAACAAGCTTCAGTAAGACAGAAGTATGTTGACCAAGCTCAATCACTAAACTTAGCATTCGATCCAGGGGATAGTCCTAAATTTATAAACCTTGTTCACCAGACAGCTTGGAAACTTGGATTAAAAACGTTATATTATTTACGAACGGATTCTGTCATAAACGGAGATATAGGAAGTAGAACTTCTGAAGACTGTTTAAGCTGTGACGGATAAAATTAAAAAATATGGCATTATTAATTATTTCACTATTTCTAGCAATTGTAATTTTTCTTCTAACTGTAAAACTAAGAGAGTATGTAGAAGAGGTAGCACAATTAAGAAAACAAATTGAACAAACAGCAGCAGCTCATATAATTGAGAAAGCAAAAGTAAAAAAAGATTCCACATTTAGATCTTCAGCAGTTAACTGGGGTAAAACAATTGAGCACTTTGTACCTTTTATGACAAAGTTTCCAGTACCAGCAGAAGATGTGGTTTTCTTAGGGATGCCAATAGATTATGTAGGATTTACTGACACAGAGAGTAAAACTAAATGCGAAGTACACTTCATTGAAGTTAAGTCAGGAAACGCAGCTTTGATGGGTAAACAGAGAAATATTAAAAAAGCAATTCAAGAAGGAAGAGTTCACTGGCATGAAATTGCAGTGGATGGAAACCGAGCAGAGATCGTAGAAGAATAGCTATTTATATCAAATGAATATACTAGCCAAAATAGTAAAAATGTTATACCCTCTACTAATACTAGGGGGTATTTTGTCTACACAGAGTCAAACCTTTACCCACTCTGGATATATCTATGGTTCAAACGCAGTAGGAATACCAGGTGTACAGGTACAGCTATACAGTAGAACCACACCTACTTTAACAGGATTTACAAACCAGCAAAACTATAACGGTCATTCCTATTATAGATCAACAAGTTCAATGACATGGACAGCTGCAAGACAGGCTTGTGCTAATATGGGAGGATACTTAGTAACCGTAACTACACCTGCTGAAAATAACTTCATATTTAACTTATGGTCTGATGGATGGATAGGATTAACAGATGAAGTAGTGGAAGGTCAATGGAGATGGGTAAATGGAGAGCCTTATACTTGGGGAAACTGGAACCCTGGTGAACCAAATAACGCTGGTAATGAAGACTATATTCAATTTGTAGGAAATGGGAAATGGAATGATTTACCAAATGCTTCCTTACCTTATGTATTAGAATTTGATTATATAGTAACTTTCACACCCTGGACTCTACTAACAACAGCTACAACAGATGCGACAGGAAGGTATGTATTTTCAACACCAACAAATCCTTCTGTAGAGTACTACATAACATTTACTCCTCCAACTTTACCTACATTACAAATAAGTGATGCTCAAGTTTCAAATAATGTAACATTAGGATCACTAGCTTTAAAGAGTAGAGATTATTTTAGATTTGATATTAATAATGACGGAAGAGTGACAATATCCGATACTTATTCAATATTTGCTAGAAGAAGAGGATTAATAAGTTCATTTATAGCATCACCTCCAGATAGTAGAATATTTACAACAACTCAATGGAGTACAATTAATGCAAGTACAGCAAACCTGAAAGCGTCATTTCCAGGGGTACAGTCAATAACAATAAACAACCCTGTATCGGGTGGAGTTTCTTCTTATTATATCACTAGACTGGGGTATAGCAACTAAAATTAAGACTATTTATAAAAGGTATGAGAGTGCATGAGCACCCGGTTGTGAAATAAAAATAACTTAAAAACAAAAGAAATGAAAAAATTACTTTTAGTATTAAGTCTAGTTTTAGTATCATTAACAGGATTTGCACAAACTACCGCACCTGATGCTACTAAGCCTTACTTAATATTTGACGCTAGTTACAACCTAGCACCAATTGGAGCAACACCTACAAACGTTGCGATTTATTATGATAATGCTGGAGCAACAGCTATCAAAGCAGTACAGTACAGATTTTGGTACGACAAAAACGTATTTGCTTCTCCTACAGTAACTTATACTGGAGCTGAAACAAACAATTATTTCCAAACATTAGTAAATGCTACTGAAGGAAATGTAACAGTTACATGGGTTTACACAGGAGCAGATGCTGCTTTCAATATTGCTGACGGAGCAATGTTTAATGTGGCTTTACCATTTAAAGCAGGTTATACAAACGGAGCTGTAACAGCAATGGCATTTTCAGGAGCAACAGCTTACCCAGCTTACGGTACTGTAGCAAATGGAACCGATACATCATTAGGATTACAAAACTACGGAGGTGCATTCACAGAACCGGTATTTAACTACGCTGCTACATTCTTAAATGACCCAACCAACCCAGCTTCAGACATTCCAGTAATATTACAAAAATCTTCAAACGGAACAGTTTGGACAGATGTAATGACTGTTAACACAGCAGCTACAACAGGAGTAGCATCATTTACAACTAACTTAGATCAAAACTACTGGCAGATTAGAGTAAAAGTAGCACCAGGATTAACAGCACCAGGAGCTTTAGCAACAGCAGATGCAAATATGATTGCTCAAATTGCTACAGGAATACAAGCTCCAACTGGAACTCAATTCTACACTGCTAACCCTAACCAAGCAAACGGAATTACAATTTCAGATTCATATACAGTATTCTCAAGATTAGCACAAGGTTTAACAACTTACCCAAACAATCCTGATGTATTATTCTTTACAGAAGCTCAATACACTCAAATTGCTGCAGCAACAACAAGTTTATCAGCAACAATTCCAGGGGTAGCAACATTCCTTTCAGCTAACATTAACAATACAACAGCAGCCAATTACTATCTATTAGTATTAGGAGACGCAAACGGAACAGGACGTAACTAATATGTTACGCTATATAATCATAGCACTGTTATCAATAAGTTCACTATATTCCCAGGTACAATTTCAAGTGCCTGGGATTACGGTGTCTCCGTCTAATACAATAGATCTACCTGTAGCTATTCTAACAAATGGAAATGCAGTAGGGAGTTTAGAATTTGCTTTAAACTACGATCAAAGCATCCTACAATTCTCAGAAATAATCTTATCTGAAAAAGCACAGACGTGGCTAACCTATACAATGGATACCGAAAACGGAAAAGTAAGATGGGGAGGATATGATAGAACTCATGGACAGCATACTGTAACAGCTCCAACAGAATTATTTATATTAAAATTTACAGTAATTAATACTAACTGGACTCAGACTCCTATAACTGTAGGAAGAAAAACAGCAGGAAATGTACAAGGGTGGGATATCGCTGTAGCTAATACAGATGGATATATCAACTATAATAGATATGCAACTCCTTTAGATGAAGATGGAATCCACGGAAAAGTATACCCAGTACCTACGGATGGAATTGTAACAATGGAAATGTCTTTACCAGTGAGTGGAGATTATGAAATTGTAGTTTACGACATGGGAGGAAATCAACTGAGTATAAGAAAGGAACGTTTTGCAAAAGGACCAAATACTACTTACGGAGATCTAACTACTTACGCAAGTGGTAACTATTTATTAAATATAAGAAGTAAGAACTTCGCAAAAACATTTAAAGTAATAAAAAAATAAGCTATGTCAGAAGAAGCAAACAACGAAGGTGGATTATCAGGATTGAAAAAAACCTTAATCGGAACTCTAGGAACTATTGTAACAGCAGGAGGAGTATGGTTAACAACTCAACTTGGTGGAGGTCACTCAGAAGATAAAGAGGAAGTAAAAACAGAACAAGTAGCACCTGCACCCGCAGCCGCACCTGTTGTAATTAACTTACAAAACAATAATACTAATCAACAAAAACAATCTGGAGGTACACATACTGTTGTTAAAGAAAGAGTAATTGAAAAAGCAACTCCAGCACCACCACCAGCAGCAAAACAAGAACCAAAAGAATCTTGGTAATAGATGGAAGAGGCTAAAGGGTTTGCGGATACATTCTTATCTAAACTAAAGGAACAGTCTTTTACTATATTAATTATGGTAGGAGTAATCTGGTACCAGGGAGTAATGATGGAAGAAAGAGTTGCATATTGGCAAAAAATGTATGAAGAAAAAGAAGCTTACATACAGCAAACAACAAAAGACGATAAAACAATTCTATTGGATAGAATAAATTATCTTCAAGAACAAAGAGATAAGTACGTAGAAGATTTACTATTAGAAAAAAATAAATAAAAATGGCAGAAGAGAATATCGGAGTTACAGCAGGTAACGAACAAGCAGGTGCATCAGCAGAAGCACATGCAGGAACAGAAGTAACAGATACATCAGTATCAGCAAATGCAGGAGTATCAGCCGAGGCTCATGCCAATGTAGAAAATACAACCGAAGTTGTAGAAGGAGTAGATATTAATTCAGAAGCACACGCTACAGCAGAAGCATCAGTAGAAGCACAAGCACAAGCAGGGTGGGATGGACAAGACGCTTCAGCATCAGCTGGAGTAACAGCTGAAGTAAAAGTAGAGGTAGAAGCTTCAACAGAAGTAGAAACTGATTACGGAACAGCAGGAGTACATGCCGGAGCATATGCAGAAGCTCATGCAGGAGTAGAAGCAAACGCTTCAATAGGAGAACATGGAGCTGAAGCTAACGCAGGAGCATCAGTTGGAACATCAGTAGGAGTAGAAGCTGGAGTAACAGCACAATCAGGTGATGTATCAGCAGAAGCTAATGCAGGAGTATCTGTAGGGGTACAAGCAGGAGCAGAAGTTGGTGGTGGAGCTACTTATGATGATGGGGCTATTACATTAGGAGTTGAAGGTGAATTAGCACTTTTAGTTGGTGTAGATGTAGACGCATCAGTAACAATAGATGTATCAGATGAAGTTGAAGCAGCAAAAGAGGCAGCAGCACAAGCAGCTCAAGCAGCAGCAGATTTATTAGCGTCTCAAGAAGCAGCAGAAGCACAACGTGTAGCAGAAGAAGCAGCTAGAATTGCTCAAGAACAAGCAGCAGCAGCCCAAAGAAGGTTAGAAGAAGAAGCTGCAGCAGCACAAAGAGAATTAGAAAGACAAGCAAGAGAAGCTCAAGAAGCAATCGATAGAGCTGCAAGAGAAACTCAAGATGCACTTGATAAAGCAGCTAGAGAAGTAAAAAATGCATTTAATCCAAGAAATTGGTTCTAATGATCAGAAAAATACTTTACATATTATTTCTACTATTCAGCATAATAGGCTCTGCTCAAAAGATAGGGTCTGTTAAAACTGAGGAATACAAAGCTGATTTTGAAAAAAAACAATCATTGGATGTGGTATCTGATTATGCTGGGGATATTATCATTCCTATTCAGATTCTTAAAATTGGTATCAACGAAGAGTTGTACGAAATGTACCCAGAACTAAAAGATAAAAGAGTTGGTTTAGGGGTATCAAATATTGTACTAGAATATTTAGAATCTACAAACAGATTTAAGTTTACAGAAGACCGAGAAGAAATAAAACAAAAAATGATTGCCCAGCACATAGCTTCTGCTAAGGGAATATCAGAAAATAAAATAGAAGTTAAAGGAAATGTTATATTAGCAAAGTATTTTGTTTATATAGAAGTCTATGACTTCAGCATAGGTGAGGATGAAGAAGTTTCAACCTCTGGAGCTGAGATAAGACAAAAAACAATATTAGGGTTACAAGTAAGATTTGTGGATGCACAAAGCGGTGAAATAATTACTGGATCAGGATCCGGTGAGGCAGTTACAGTGAAGAAGGCAAACTTATTAGATGGACTCGACGATATTAAATTCAATCAATCAACAATCGGAGTATCTACCAAAAAGTCATTAGAAACTGCTTCTTCAAGAGTCGTATCAAAAATGATTAAAAAGGGGATATTTCCGAACTAATGAAAAAATGGGCTTGTATACTTTTTTACTTTTTCTTTCTGCAGAGCTTTGCACAGTACAGCTATACCTATACAGATCCATGTACACTTCAATTAAAGAGTGTATTCGTACCTGCTGGAGGTGGTGTAGTAGTAAACTACTTTAATAACCAGAATACATTTAATTCAAATGACTTCTCTTCAGGAGCATTTGACAACTGGATAGCTCTAGTATCTCAACAAAATTCAAACTCACCTTGCCAATCTGTAACCACAGCTATTGTAAATAGCATAACAAATGTAACAGTTGCAAACACACTAACTGTTGTTACAAATGTAATATCAGTAACAAACGTAGCCCAATCTATAGCAACCATAGGAGGATCTATGGGAAGTTCTATGACAGCTACAGCCGGAGGCGTAACAAACTCTTCACAAAGTGAAGGAGGTAGTACTAACCAAAATTCAAAAGATGAAAAAAAATCAGATTCAAATACACCTACAGGAACGAATTCAGGAACTACTGGAACAGGCTCAACAGGTAACCAAAGTCAAGGAGGCCAAACCAATCCTAGTTCTTCTGGAGGAACACCTTCACAACCTTCATCAGGAACACCTCAGCAAGGAGGAGAAACTACTAGTCCAAATCAACCAACTTCAACAGGAGGTTCTACGTCTGAGTCATCTGTAGAAGGATCAAGTGGTGGAGGGAGTAACTTAGCTAACTCTTTATCAAACTCCGTAGACGGAGGATCAGCTGATGGAGGAAGTTCATCAGGAGGTGGAGGAACATCAGGTGGAGGTAAAAAATCAAATACTGCTGCTAAAAGTGTAGGAAGTTTAATTGCCTCAGGAGATATAGTAGCTATTGCCAATACTGATCAAACTCAGAACTTTAGATTTGTAGGAAGTATAACTCATGCCAATACTAGAGGAACTAGAATTAAAGGAGTACTATTCAATTTTACCTCAGGAGTTAATAACCTAAATGTTACTTTTTATAAATCTTGGATTAATAAATCTAAAAAATTAAATACAGTAGGTGCTCAATCTCTTATGATGGATTTTGATAAAAACTTCTTTAGTACAACTACAGTATTAGAATCATATAAAGTGAGTAGTAAACTAACAGGAATGTTTGGGGTTAATTTTACAGCAGGTAAAATGGGAGAAAGAGCTTTATTAAATCTATCTGCTGTAGCTGGAGGACATAGTAGTTTCAAATTAAGTGATAGAGTTAGTACTAGCGTACTTGTATTAGGAGTGTATTCTCCATTCACTCAGTTCTACGAAGGTAAGTGGTGGGATGCAGGTATCATAATAGTACCATTTAATTCATGGGATTTAAAAATAACTAAGACATTTAAGTTTAACGTAAGTTTTACAGGAGTATACGAAGCAGGTAAAGAATTTTTAAATTATCAAATATTAACAGGTGGTAAATTAACATTTTAATTATGAAAAAATTAAATCAATTATTTGAAAGGTTTTACGATAAAGTATCAAATTTCCTTTTTGGAAGATAAAACAGTTTAGTATTATGAAAAAATTATTTTTATTATTAGCATTAGTATTTTTAGTATCAGCTGATACAGCTACTAAGGAATGTTATAAAGTAACAAAAGTGTCTTCTCAAGTTGAAGCACCGGAAATGAAAAAAGAAAGAGTTGTATTTGGTATTAAACAAATGACTGAAGAAATTCTATCTGAAAAGCACGACATATGCGAAGATGGAACTCCAGTTGAAGTAGAAGTATTATCAGTTGAAGCACCTTCCACAAATACCTCTTTAGGACCATTCTCTAAAACTAAAAAAATTACTATTGTAAAATTAAGACTTATAATAGGAAAAGAAGAGTACTGGGGTCAAGGAGAAGCAAACGTAACAGTTCAATCGACATTCTTAGATTTGAACGACGATAATCTACCATTCAACAAGACTGCATTCTCAGGAGCAGTTAAAAAAGCTTTAGTAGAAGCTGTTGGAGAAATGTAGAAAATTTCGTATCTTTACAATATGGAAGATAAGAAATACACCATTACATACAGAAAGCAGAAATACGAACTAGATGCGGAGTATTGGGATGAAACACAGCCTAATAGTAGTAGAGCATTTCAACTAAGACAACTTACATATTGTGTAGAGGTAGGAGATTTTGTTACTCTAGAAAATAGAATAAACAATATGCTCAAGTGGGGAGGTATAAAAAAAGTAGAGAAATAGTTGTATTTCTTAAATAAAATACTTATCTTATATTATAATCAAAAATCAAATTTATGTCTAAAAATTCAGCAAAGAGTATCTATACTCAACTAATGGAATGGCTTCCTACCCTGAACCGTCCAAAACAAGTAGCAGAACAATCATCAACCAAATTCAGCAAAGCTGATCACTACAAATCGAAAGGAGCATATGGCAAAGCAGGTAATTAAATTCTACGCAGATTGGTGCGGACCTTGTAAAGCATATGGACCAGCCTTTACTCAAGTAAGAGAAGAATTAGAAAGTGACGAGATTACTTTTTTAGAAATTAACGTAGAAAACGATCCGGACAATTTAGCAGGCGAATACGGAGTAAGAGGAATTCCTCATACAGTAGTCGTAGAACAAGGAGCAGACTTCAGAGCTGCATCAGGAGGACTACAAGCAGAGTCGTTAAGGAACTTTATTTTAAACTAAAAATCAAAACAAATGTTACGTAATCCAAATACAATCGCAGCAGGTGATACAGTTATAGAAGATCCAATGATGGAACCTTTCTTCATCACACATTCTTCATCAGGAGGATACACAGTATTCGAAAAAGTAAATAGAGGTAAAGAGGATAGAGCATACATAAGAACAGTATGCTACCCAGCCACATTCAACCACGCATTAAAGACAGTGTCAAAAGAATTACTAAACTTTGGTGAAAATAAACACTTCAATACTATTAAAGAGTATATCGAAACTTGGAACTCTATTGAGCAAAGTATGAAGACAATGACTACTATCGATTAACAAAAAGGACATGGTAGAGACATTTAGACATGCAATGGGACTGTGCGGAGAGCATTGGCATCCAAATTTAATAAACATTTCTGCATTTTTTGTTGCCTTCGGAGGAAGTATTTCGTATATTAAATATAAAATAAAATCATTATGGAACAAGGAGAATTAATTTCATTGTATGATTATTTAGGTCATGCAGCAGGTGCTGAATTAGGAAAGCAAGTAGCAACAGCTGCTACTAGAGCTAAAGAGAAATTCGGAAAAAGAACTATTAGCAATACTCGATATAAAGGAGAAGTATTGCTTTATAGAAAAGCATTTTTAAAAGAGTATTTTCAAACCCAACAACAATGACTGACAAAGAAAAGTATGAACGAAACAAATAGCAACTGGCTGACAAATAATCCATGTAGTGTAACTACAGCAGGAATAACAACAGGAACATCGACAATAGCAGGAGGATACCCAGGAACATCTATCAACACAAACCTCGGGACAGTAGGAATGGGTAATATTAATCCTTCAGAAAGACTTACAGTATCAGGAACAAACTTTAACCAAGGAGTAACCTTACAAGGAAATTCAACAATCAATTATTCAATATCAAATCAAATTCAAAATAACATGGCACCAAGACAAGTAAACGTAGCAGTATTTACAATCACAAGAGACAAAAAGACAAATGAAATCAATTCAACAAAATTTGTAAAACAATTATGGATTGAGCAAAAGAATGGAATATCAATTGACTTACTAGTTGCAAAAGAATTAGGAAACGACTTTGATCCAGAAACTACAGTTATTAAAGTTTTGACAACAGTTTCTTTCTAAAAAAGTTGCATAAGTAAAAAACAATTAGTATCTTTAAGTATTAGTATTAACAAAAACAATTAAAATGAAAAAATTAGTTTTAGTATTAGCCGTAATGGCTTTAGGAGTAGTAAGCTGTAACAAAGTAACACCTCCAGCAAAATTAACAACAGCAGATTCAACAGAAGTAGCAGTTGATTCAGTTCAAGTAAATTCTACAACAGTAGACACTACAGCTGTAAAATAATTACCAATGCTCGCTGTTAATTGAGAAGTAGAGTGTATTAATTTCCGAACAAGGGTTTATAGTAGGAAGACGTCACTTATTGCACTCAATCAGAAACCCTGAAAGACCAAGGTTGGTAAAAAGAATCGGTTGGTGTAAGATCTAGGGACTCTAGACAAAGGTTAACATGGGAAGCAATAGCATCCTGGATAAAGGTTCGAATCCTTTACCGATTCCAAATTTTAAGATTACCGTTCTTTGAATTTAAAAAATAAAACTATGGAACAAATTTTAGCATTTGTTTTAGGTGTTGGTATAGCTCTTCTTGGATGGGGGGTTGTGGTAGCGTTTAGAACAGCAAGCAAAGTAGCAAAACAAGAAAAACAGTTAACTGATATAGAGAACTGGATTTCTAGAAATGACGAATTAGTAAATCGTAGAATTGATCAAGAAATTGATCGAGTAGATAATCTACATAAAGACAGTATTTCATTTACTGACTCCAGAGTAGATAAATTAGAACAAAAACTTACATCAATTGACAAAGGCGGATGTGAGCCAGTTAAAGACAAATTAATAAAAGGATAAATTAATCAAAAGAACGGTAACTTAAAAATAAACAACTAACTGTTGCAAGGGAAATAAAAAAGCAGTATATTTATATATAGAACAAAAGTAAAATGAAAGCACAACAAAACATACATCAACAACTTAGCACAGCGACAAGAGCACTTAATACGTGGTCGGATTCGTTATGTGGGGATGTCATTTTAGGCTTTAGCGCATATAATAACGAACCGAAACAAGGAGGTACCGAGGTATGATATAAATTTTTTATACATATAAATTCTAATAAGAAGCTCGGATCAAATAAAAAAGATTCGAGTTTTTTTTTGAAATAAATTAAAAAAAAGTTGCTGCGTAAGAGAAAAAGGAGTATCTTTACCAAGTAAAAAAATAAGGGGCGGTGGTAAATGGTAAAGCACCGGAGGCATTCGGGATGGGGTTCGAGTCCTCAAAGTAGCCGGCAGGTGAAAAAGTATGGTACTATTGTAGGTTCGAGTCCTACCTGCTCCACAAAAGAGTTCATTGACATATTGGATAAAGCATAGGGAAGGCATCCGGCTGGATCAGGAGCCACTCTTGAAAAGTGGTAGCAGGTAATACTGTTGTGGGTTCGAGTCCCACGTCTTCCTCAATATTGGCTTATAGTGTAACGGTTAGCACAAAACACTTTGACTGTTTTAGTCTAGGTTCGAATCCTAGTAAGCCAACAATAATTTCTGGTAGTAGAGGAGTCCGGTTTATCTCGCTCGCCTTGGACGCGAGAGCACGCAAGTTCGAATCTTGCCTATCAGACAAATTGCCTTCGAAGCTCATGTGGACGGGCACCGGGCTTTTAACTCGGGGGTAGCTGGTTCGAGGCCAGCCGGGGGTACAAAAGTTTTTACGGGACTGTTTCTTTAAAAAACGGCTCCACCAGCCTCGTTGGCGTAATGGCAGCGTATTTGTTTTACATGCAAAGGGCGATAGTTCGATTCTATCACGAGGTACAAAAATTGGGATGCTTCAGTCACTGGTGTGATAAGCGGTCTGTAAAATCGTTCTGTAAGAAGGTGTGGTTCGATTCCACAGTATCCCACAGAATAGTAGAGAAGGGTAGTCCGTTCCCCTACAACCAGTATACAGGTAAGCGGACGCAATTGGACCTTTTGTATAGCTGGTGCGTACGCTAGTCTGAAGAACTAGAGGAGCAGGTTCGATTCCTGCAGGGTCCACAACCGGGTTTGTCGTATAAAGGTTATTACGGATGACTGTTAATCATCTTATGGAGGTTCGATTCCTCCCAGGCCCGCAATTAAATGCTCGTATAACAGGTAGTGTGGTAGCTCCCCAACCTGAAGTGGGATAACGTGACGGTCAATCGTAAAAGCTCAAGGTACGTAACAAGTAGCAGTTGGTTGGAGTAAGTGACTTATCGAGGTTGGTTCGATTCCAGCTATGAGCACAAAAATAGGTAATTAGCTCAATTGGTTAGAGCACTCGCCTGATACGTGAGAGGTTATAGGTTCGATTCCTATATTACCTACAAA